CTTGTATCTTGAACCCACCTTCTCTAGGTTGATATAAATTTTTAGCTAGTTTTGTAGCTTCTCTTTCAAGAGCCGCACCACTTCCTTTAAACAAAATGTTCTGGTTAATGCCTTTCTTGTCTACCTCATTCAAAGCATCAAACCACCGTCTACCCGAACCCCCTGCTTTCTGCACATGTTCGATTACTTGAGAGATAGTAGTAGGGTTTTCTTTTAGAAATGACCTAAAACTTTGTGCTCTGCCTGACGTAAGAAGTCCTTTCTTAACTTTAAATACTTCGTACTCTCGTCTAAGGTAATCTCCATCATTGATGTTACCCCTCAGCATAGTTATGAAGTCTTTGTTAATATATCCTTTAGTATCTTTAATAGCTCTGTCAGATACCGTCTTAACATAGTCTCGCCCCTCTATAACTAACTCTCGTACTGTAGTAGGTAGTTTAGCTAGAGCTTGACTGTTACCTTCTAGAGCTTTATTAACTAACTGTTCTCCTTCCTGCTCTCTGCCTTTGAAAGCACTGAGTCTAGCAGACCGTAAGTTATCATCTATTACTTGTGCTCTAGCATTTAGTTCGTTCATCTCTCCTCGGTTTAACTCTGTTAAACGCATAGCATCAGAGTCGTGAGCACTCTTGGGTAGGAATTTATTTTTTATCCACTGCATACCAGACCTTTCGCCTAGGCTTTTACCAGTAGTTTTTTCAAATAATCTATCTACTCCTTTTACACCTACACTCCCCATAAAAGATAGAACATTACCTGCTAGTACACTGCCCGGGCCTTCTAAGACTGCTACTTTAGCTTGTTGCAAATACTTTTCTTTGTCACTTAACTTATCTATAACACCTATTTGTTCCTTAGCAGTAATACGTTCTCCTTCTCCGTAACCACCCAATATTGCTCCTGCAGCACTTTCAGTACCAAAGGTAGCGGCTGTAGATGCTAATGCTTTTCTACTAAAAGCAGCTTTTAATTTGTTTAAGGCATAAGTTCGAGTTCCTATAGAAGCTCCTCCTAGAGTAGCTCTTACAGGAGCACCCATAGTACCCATAGTAATTGCACCTGCAGCTACACCTATAAGGTTAGCAGGGTCGGATAACATAGAGTACCCATAATCTTTTAGAGCACTTAGGTATCCAGTACCGCCTTCTTCATAGAAAGCTGGCATGTCATCTATACGTTTAAACAACGTACCTAAGTTTTGTTTTTCTAAATCAGTTAAAGATTCTATATGTTTAACAGTATCTAAAGGAGCCATAGTGTTGGTTTCAAACTTTCTTTTATAAGAAACTAACTCTTCAAAGATACGTTTATCTCCTACCTCTGTTCCAAAGTCAGGCACATCTAACCCTAGCTTTGGAGCTAATCTTCTTATAACTCCTATAGCTTGTTTGTCATCTATGTTTTCTTGAAAAGTAGCCATGTTTATGGAAACATTGGGGTGTCACCTAATGGCCCACCCATCTGATATCTAAAGTTATTTAACTGCTGTCTTAATTTTTCTTCTTCAGCTTTATTCACTAGTTTTTCTAAATCTTTTGGGTCTGCTTCTGAAAAAGTCTTTAAAAAATCCATAGGAGTACTACCTAAAACATTAGCAGCATTGCTTCCAGTACCAAAGACACCTAAAGGTAGTTGTCTACCTCCTATTCCTTCGTCTCTGCTTTGCATAAAAGCAAACATATTTGGAAGTACACTTTGCCTTAGTGAAAGAGCTATAGGGTCTTGTCCTGTCATTAAAGCAGGGGTATAAGGGTTATTTAAAAAATCTAATATGTTTCCTTCCCTAGTGTTAGCTGCCTTAATACTTTCTAACAAATTAGATATTTTTCTATATTCGTTTAAACCTTCTAGTTCTGCAAACCCTAGCTTTTCATCTAAATCTAATCTTCTAGCATCTAAACCTAGTTTATCTTGACCTTGTTGTATTTCTGCTAAAGCCAAAGCTCCTTCCATCTCACGCTTTGCCTGTTCTCTAGGGTCAAACAAAGCCATAAGGTCACGTTCATCTTGTCTGTCTTGAGCAGCCATATCTGCAAAACTGCTCATTAATTGAGCTATGCCTCTTAGTTGTGGCGTATCAAATTGTGGTTGTGTAGCCATTGTTAATTACCCCGATACATTAAAATTAGTTTTGCCAGTTAATAAATCTGACATATTAAGAACATCTTGGGCAGCAGTGCCACTAGGAAAAGGGTTTATTATAGGATTAAAAGATGTCCCTCCGAAACTAGCAGGATTAAAGTAAGAACCCATATTACCAAACGAACTACCTAAGTTCTGTCCAAAAGACCTGAACCCATAAGGGTCAGTAAATGCTTGAGATAGTGTATCCATAGTAAAACCCGGGCCACTACCCATTCCAAAGTTTCCTCCACCCATCATGTAAGCTCCTAGTGCCATATCTCCCGCCATCAATACTTTATCTAAGAATGTTTTCTTTTGTGCTTTAGCTTGTGCTCTTACATTAGCAGCATCCAAAGCTGCTTGACGTATAGCAGAATCTACATTAGTTAATGCCCCACTTAATCCTGCGGCTGTATCTACTGCTGATAATCCTTCTCTTCGTAAACCTAGGAGATTACTTAAGTCTGTGCCAATTTGATTCTGTACTAAACCTCTGGTGTTTAATAAGTTTTGTACAACGGCTGCGTCTGCTGCAGCGTTTTGTGCATTAGCTATCTCTTGCAGTCTCATAGCTTCATCACCAGAACCACTAGAGATACCTCTATCAAAAAATAATTTAGAAACATCGTTAGATAAGTTACGACCTGTAGCAGCTACTTGAGCGTCCCTTGCTGCTTGAAACATATCCCGTAGTTTACCACTATCCAAGAAACCCGGTTGAAAGTATTGCTGCATTAGCTGATTACTTTGGTTAAACTGGTTCATTAAAGGGTCAAATATCTGTTGCCCTTGTGGAGTAAATCTAAACCCTGCACCACCCGGGCCATAGCTTGCATTAAACAAAGGGTCAAAGTATTCGCCAGTTTGTAACTGAAAACCACCGGGACTAGGTGTTCCCATAATATTTCTAGTTTGTTTTTCTAAAAACTTAGCAGCTTTAGTTTTACCATCACTGCCGAATATACTAAATAAACCCATAACCTATCTCCACCATTGTTTCTTTAATATTTTAATTTCTTCTATACAACCCTTGGGTATTACTGTATCAAACCCTAAAAATGTTTCGTCAGAGTGCCACCCGATAGAGGATACAACCTTTACGTCCTTGTCTGTTTCTTCCATTATCCAACAAGGAGTCTTTATTGTTGCTGTCTCTAAGTTCTTTGTAGACTCAAACCACCCTGTATTACTGCTCGTTATATCTTTCCAAGTAATCAACATGAGTGGCTTTGTCTTCAATAACTTGAGCGTTAGTTTGTCCGCCATTCATTACACTCTTTAATAAAATTTTATTTGATACTTCGTTAGACTTTACCATCTCGTTACGAAAGGACTCTACCGCAGCCCCTGTTTGCATCTGTCGTTGTGAGTTTTCTATAAGTAACATAGGGAACCAAGAGATAGCACATCGCCAATCTTCTATATCCGCATTAGTTTGTGGGTCTTTGCCCATCACTTTTATGTACCAAGCACAGTCAAACTTTTTGCAAGGTTTAAATTTATTTAACGGGCAGTTATCTTTACATTCTATTTTCATCAGTACACGCATCTACATATTTTTGATAAGGAGAAAAGTCTGTAATAGTTTCATTACCCACTGCCCAGATACGAGGAAGTTTTGTTTCATCTATGTATTCTATATGACCTGTTGTGCCATACCACTGTATAGCGTTTACATTAGAAGGTATTCCAGACATATCAATATTTTGAAAACATTCTTTATCCTTAACTACCGTTTTATCTATTACTGATATACTTACTCTCATAATTAATCCTTTGTACAAACAATTACATTAATATATTGAACATCTAAATTTATAGCTGTTCCAGTAAAACTGTGGTTGTGTGCACCCCCAAAACTTCCTGTCATACCGCCTGTAGCAGTACCAGTAGTATTACCTGCAGCATAATTAGCAGGTGACGTAGCACTATTTACTGATGGCCCTCTAACGTGGTGAGTATGTGAAGGTATTTGACTAGCACTCAATGTATGGTCTTCTACTGTACCTGTTACCGATTTACTAGCAAAGGCAGTTTCAAATGCTACACTACCTCCTGTACCCCCACCATCTCCTGACACAACTCTAAGTGCTTTATCATTATGAGTTGTAGATTTTGTCCACCCCGTAGGTGCTGCTGTCTGAAAAAACACCATTGCACTTCCAGAAGGTACATCTCCTCCTTCTCCTTTAGTTGCTATAGCCGTAGCTATGGCAGATAACTCTGCATCTATATCGCTACCTTTAATAACCTTGGCTGCATCTCCAGACGCAAGGTTGTCCTTTACACTAAAATCTGTTATCTGTGTATAATTACTCATACCTATTTATCCTCACGTCCTATCTTTGCAAATAATGACATTTGTTCAACGCTCATTGCGTTGCCGTTTGAATTAAAAGTTAACCCTAAACTTACTGTCCTACCCATTCTAGAAGCAGAGCTTTTTAATTTAGATAAAGCTATACCGCCAGAAAACTCTGATAAACCCCACTCTGCTACGTTCCACTCTGCAGCCGTACCTGCTCCTTTTATTTCTAATGTAGAGGAACTGTTAGCGTTACCTTGGTCAAAGTCCCAGTCTAAAGTTATTTGTTGTCCACTCGCTCCAAAAACTGTTACTCCTACATTCTTAAGTATTTTTAGTTTAGATGTATCGAAATCTGCGTAGTTACTTGCCCACCTACAACTATAAGTTTTTGCACTTGGGGGACTTGTAGCTATATCTATATCGGTATAACCATGGTATTTACCTATACACCCTTTGTAAGAAAGAAAAGTATCACCTTCAAAATAAACAAAGCTATACCAATCTGTGTTTGTATATTTAGTAATCCTAGGTTCTTCTGTTTCTACAAGATTAAGATTATTAAATACCCAAATGTTACCTGCAGGAGATTTTATCCAATACTGCCCTTCTTGAGGGTCATAGCTTGAACGTATCTTAGAAGCAACTCCTCCTGTCATATCTTCCACAAGTTTCTTTCTAACTATTTTAGAAACTTCTTTCATCTCTACATTATCTGCAGTAAAGACTACTTGCTTTAAAGAACGTATACCAGAGTCAGATAAAAAATAAACATCATTACCTACTTGTTGTACACTATCTCTAGCTATACAACCTACTCCTTGTATAATTTGTTCAATACTTAAACTACCCGGAGCTTCTGGGCTGTCGTAAATTACAATATTATTTCTAAGAAATGCTACTAAATATCCATCAAAAGAAGATATGGCAACTAACTCATCATAACCATTAGAAACCGCACCTACGTTTCCTAATACGTTTATTTCTCCTGCTCCTGTAGACCAGTGTGTTTCGTCTAGTAAAGCAGAGTAAGCTATAATATTTTTATCTGTACCTGTATCTGCTTTCTGTGCCCACAATCTACCAAACGCACTATGTACTATATTACCATCGGGTACTGTGCCACTTGCTGCACTAATGTTTGCAAAGTTACTAGAGCCTGTATAAACAATCATAGTATTGCTTTCTCTTGCTCCAATAACCTTATCGTTAAAATTTACAAACTGCCAATCGTTACCCGAAGGACTTGTACTTCCTGTTATATCTTCAAAGTCTGTATAAGGTGAGTCTAGTTTAAATATTTTTCTAGTGCTTGATACCGTAGCAGTAGCGATTAATTTATTGCCAGAAGAGTTATTAAACTGAAACAACTGTTCTATATCTGGATACCCTTGTAACCCTACAAACTTAGCAACTACAGAACTACCGCCTCCTGCTGCAGCTTTAGAAGTAGCAATATCTTTTACGATAATTTGATAGCTATTAGCATCGTCACTTGTACCAGTAATCAATACATGAGAAGCGTTTATTACAGCCGCATCAATACCTGTTACTGCTGAAGCTCCGCTTAAAGTAACTGTATCTCCTATTTCCCTGCCATGAGCAGTATGCGTAATAGTAAGTTTTGTAGAAGCCTGTACCCCTAACTGTACGTTAGCAGCAGGTGTAGCAGATATGGTAGCTGATGTAATAGTCTTAAATAATTGACTACCATTTGTAGTAGTAGCAGAACTTTCTAAGTTAATTGTTTCTGTTACTACAGCATCAGTTACATCTGTACCTGTAATGGTCGTTGTCTTTTCATTATCACCAGTTCCAGTTGTGGTAACTATAATATTTCTAGCACCACCACCTAAAAATGTTGTATTGGCTAACGTTGCTGTTGTATCTGGTCTAGCGGCTGTAACAATTCTATCATCATCTGAGGCATTTTCGTCACTAATATTAATGACCTGCACATCTGATAAAGCCATATTTAACTCCTTAAAAA